CTCCAGGCGGACTGATTCGGGGTTGCAGTCGAGGACCTCGATACCCCACCAGCGTTCGTAGGGGGTGTCGGATGCGAAGGCCATCGCCAGGGTCAGGTCGGCGCGGTCTTCCGGCGCGGCCTGGTCAGGCGAGCGCTCGAATGTGCATTGCCGGGAAAAGAGACTCATGAAAAATCCTCCATGAGTCGCTTTTTACGCGGCGGTTGTCACCTCGATAAGGCGGGGGTGGTGACAGCTTGACAAAGGGGTACGGCGTGGCGCGGGCGGCATTGTGGCGATGGTGGATGGCACAAAAAAACCGCCGAGATAGGCTCGGCGGCTAGTGCTCATCGTGATGGGTTATATTTTCACGATTCGCGGCGGAGACATTCCGAGTCGGTACGGGACCATGTCGTCAGAGTAGAGCGCTAAAACAATAGACGCCGTTGATGTGAGCGCCGCCGAATTCTCTTGGCACTGAAACGGCTGAAACGCGCAATGCCCAAGCCATCGACTTTCCGGCAAAGTGAAGCCGGAAAATACAGAAACTTGATCCGCCACAATGCTGCCGTTTGCTGCTTTAGCTATCGTGAACCGTGCCTGTGTCGCCGTTGGCGTTGGCATGACAAGCCCGAGCGGGTCAATCATGAAATCAAACTCAATGCCTAACTTGTCGTTTGCGACGATACTCAGTAACGTTGGGTCGAACGTGTATTTAAGGATTGCATTTGCGCTGGCCGCCGTTGGCACGAACTCGCACGTCTGCATTGTTTTTCCGTCAATCACCTCTATTTTCGCGTTCTGCCGCTAGATATGAACGTTTTGTAAAGGGGTTCCGAAGATGAAAGAGTGTGAATCGCTAGAATTTGAGCTTTCTCAAGTCGATTTTTCGCTGCCTGAAACAGGCTATTTGCGTGAGGAATCCGCTGGATTCAGCTTTGCAGCGCGCGCATTTTCGACCAAATCGCGCCGGAGTTATCGATTCGCCTCGTCTGAATTGCGCCTGCGTGAGATTCTTCCGGATGAAATTGCAGACGGAGAAGCCTGGCATGTGATTAGCTCAGGCGATATCGATTCGCTGTCCTTTGTGGCCCACCTGGTTCGTAACCATCGACTCGATTATCTCGGATTGTCGACCTGGTGCATGGCACTGCCTGACGTGCTCCAGATGGGGGAATGGCTGGCCGATGGAACCATCGCCAGGATAGACGCCTACGTCGGCGAGATTTTCCCCGGCAGCTATTCGTCTGAGCACGCCGCATTGTGCCGAGTCGTCGCCTCTTGCGATGGCCGTGTTGCGGTGTTCCGGAACCATTCCAAAGTCTTTCTGGCCCGCTCCGGCGATCGTGCTTGGGTCGTGGAAAGCAGCGCCAACATCAACACCAACCCGCGCACTGAAAATCACTGCATCACTGCCGACATGGGCCTGTACCTGCATCACAAAGCCTATTTCGACAGCATCAAATCGTTCAACCGTGACTTCGACAGCTGGCAGCCCGCCCCGTGAGTACTCCACCACCTGCAGGAATAGGGATCACGCACAATGCAGCATCTAACCTGCTCGGTCTCCCGCCTGCCGATCTGGAGCGTCTGGTGAATGCCGGACATATCCGCCGAAACGACAAAAACAGCTATTCCGTCCCCGTGTTGGTGCAAGACTACATCGCGCACATCCAGTCCAAAGCGCAAGGCAACGAAACGCACCCCAAGCAAGCCGATGTCGCCGTTCATCTTGACATCTCTGACCGCACCGTCCGTGAACTCGAAGCCAAGCTCCCGGTCCCTGACGATTACACCCTGAGCGCATTTCGGGTGGCCTACCTGCGCCACCTGCGCGAAATCGCAGCCGGCCGATCAGGAAACGGCGGGCTAGACCTCGCCGGAGAGCGCGCCGCCCTGGCCAAAGTCCAGCGCGAACGCATCGAGATGCAGAACGCCGTCACGCGTCGCGAACTGGCGCCGGTCATCTTGATCGAGCAGGTTCTGGCCAAGGCAGGAAGCAAAGTCGCCAGCATTCTCGATGCCATCCCGCGCATGATTCGCCGCCGCGTTGCCGCGATCTCGGCAGAAGACCTGAAACTGATCGCCGAAGAAATTGCCCGCGCCCGCAACATCGCCGCCGCCATCCGCATCGAAGACTTGAACGAAGACCATACGGATGCAGACGACGACCAACCCATCGCTGACGACCCGGACGACTGATGGACCTCTCCGAGATCAACCAGATCCAGCAGCTCGCCGTCGCCGAATCCCTCGTCGCCGGGCTGAAGGGGTTTGCCATCCCCGACCCGCTCAGCCTCGCTGAATGGGCCGCAAAGCACTTTTACCTGTCGACCGAATCCTCATACGACGAGCAGGCCTGGAAAGCGTGGCCTTATCAAGAAGCCATCATGGCCTGTATCTCGAACGACGAAATAGAAGAAATCGACTGGATGAAATCCGCTCGCACGGGAAACACCAAGATCATGCTGGCCGCGATCGGGTATTTCGCCGAGCACAAGCGCCGCAATCAAGCCATGTGGCAACCGACAGACGACGACCGCACCGAATTTGTGAAGACCGAACTCGACACCATGCTGCGCGACGTCGCCATCATGCAGCACGTATTCCCGTCGCACATCTCACGCCACCGGGACAACACGCTCAGTCAAAAGAATTTTATTGGCAGCACCCTGCACCTCAAAGGCGGAAAGGCCGCGAAAAACTACCGCCGCATCTCGATCGACGTCGGCTACATCGACGAAGCAGATGCCTTTGACCGCGACGTGGAAAAGGAAGGCGACCCCTACACGCTCGCCGCCAAGCGTGTCGAAGGATCCACATTCCCGAAGATGGTCGTCGGCGGCACCCCTAAATCCAAAGGGTTCAGCCTGATCGAAGACCGCACCCTGCTGGCCGACGAGCGATTCCGCTTCTACATCCCGTGCCCCCATTGCGAAAAACTGCACCTGATCACCTGGGGTGGCAAGGACGAACCTCATGGATTCAAATGGCGTCTGAACGAAGACGGAGAGCCCGACCCGGACAGCGTCCGCCATCTCTGTCCGCATTGCGCCAGTTTGATCACGCAAGGCGAATACCTGTCCGTCTGGAAGCGCGGAATATTTGCCAACGAAGACCGCAGCATCTTTCTCGATGGCGACGGCGTTTTCAAGGACGCCGCCGAGAACATCCTTCCGGCACCGCGACACATCGCCTTTCTCGGCGTGTGGACCGCCTACAGTCCGGCCGCCAGTTGGCAGCAAATCCTCCGCGACTTCTGGGCAGCGCACAAAAAGAAGCAGGCCGGCGACAACGGCCTGATGAAAGCCTTCGTCAACACCACCAAGGGCGAACCGTGGGAAGAAGCCCTCGAAAAAACTGACGCCGAAGACATCAAGGCGCGCGCAGAACCCTACGCCCTGGGCACTGTCCCGATGGGCTGCGTCCTGCTGCTGTGCGCCGTCGACACGCAAGACAACCGCCTCGAAGCCACCGTGCGCGGCTATGGTCGTGGCTGCCAGACCTGGACCATAGCCCACAAAATCTTCTACGGCAGCCCCGGCGAAGATGCGGTCTGGCTCGACCTCGAAGAACTTCTTTTTGACACCGAATTCCAGCACTCCAGCGGAAAAACCTTGCGCATCTTCGCGACATCCATTGACACCGGCGGTCACTTCACACAAGCCGTCTACGATTTCGCCTTTCGCCACTTCCACCGCAACGTCTTTGCCCTGCGCGGATCTCCAGGCCGTGAGAAGCACATAAAAAATGGCGTTCAAAAAGTGGACATCGACTGGCGCGGCCGCATCAAGAAGCGCGGCCTGCTCCTTTGGCACGTCGGAACGAACCTCGCCAAAGACCTCCTGCACAGCCGTCTGCAACTCACGCGCTACGGACCCGGTTACATGCACTTTTCAGACGAACTCACCGACGAATGGTTCAAGCAGATCGCCGGAGAAGCCCGCGCCGAACGCCAGGGAACGGGCGCCAGCGAAACCCGATGGATACCCCTTCGCAAGCGCGTTGAAGCCTGGGACTGCGCCGTTTACATCGTGTGGCTTGAAACGCATTTCGAACTTGCCAAAAAGCCAGCCAAGTTCTGGACCGTTCTTGAAGAAAAAGTGCAACCCGCAATACTCGATCTGTTTTCGGCGCCGCAAGAAACAGAAAGCAAAGCGCCGGAATTACAAAAAGCCGTACCAGCCAACGCCAACCCCGCGGCCGCCCCC